TGTTGCGTCCTCACGGTTAAAGAGAACACCCGTCCACCCGAACTTGCGTGACAGATAGTTCTGCAAGTCTAAGGCTTCGGACTCAGTGAGAGTGTCAGCAAATTGTTCACGGCGTAACCGCCGTTCAATAGTAATTCTTCGCTCATTCATTTTGTTTTATCCTTTCGGGATAGTTGTTGGTTTGTTGTTTGTATCTAGAGAAACATTAGAAACTTTAGAACTGTTGTGGCAGATAAGCACCACACTTTTCTAGTTGACTGAGTACCCACTTGGCAGGGTCACGAACAATATCTGAGATACTGCCCGACTGACCGCTAAGAAGAATGTCACCGCCACCGACCAGCGTGTCAACCGTGTCACCCTTACGGATACCCTTGGGTGTACCGTAACTAACGGGGTGACCGAAACGCCTGACGATATCTGTGCCACCACCCTCAACCAAAGCGAAGTGTAAGCGACGCAAGAAAGCAGGGTGCGCTAGCGGAAAGATAGCGGAGCGTGTATCCCAAGGTTGACCAGCGACCTGCACAGGCACAAGCGTGTACAGGCTACCCTTATGACCCGACACCGCAACCGTGACCCACACCTCAGTGCTATAGCCACTAAGAGCAAGAGCGTCACACAAAGCGATGATAGCACCACCCCTAGTAACGATGTCGTCAGCGTTGACATTACTAGAGAAAGCGTTGTCAACGATGACCCGCACGAACCGTTCAGCACGACGACCCTCTTCCTCATAGAACGAGTAGAAACAATTAGGGTCACCAGCAGTGAACAAGCCGACATCAAGCCGTGTCCCGACAGTACCGTTGTAGAACTGAATGATAGGTGCGACAACCTCGCCGACTTGCTCACGCACACGCTCAGTGATACGGGCAATCTCTTCGGACGGCTTAGACCAACCATCAACCAATAGACCCGTCGCCTCGGCAACAGTTTTCGTACCGCCACACCACTTAGGTTCGCCCCTAGTAGACGCAAACTCAGGGTTAGCACCAAGCGTGGCACTAGTACCCAAGTCACTGAACCCATCAAACTTGAACACGATGTCCGAACCAATTTTTTCTGTACGCATGACCCCTCCTAGGGTGTGAATGATTTTGTATCTGTAGAAACATTTGACTAGAAAGTGTCACGCCCTAAAGCGTGACACCCTCCAGCAACTTGACTTGTTGGTCAGACGGGAGACCCGTCAACAACTTGGCGGTGATTGCCTGCTTGAGCGTAAGCCCTGCGACTATGCCTTGCGTGCATTGGATAGTCGCTCGTGGCGTGACGAACACTCGCAACCCGTGACGGTGAGCGTTCGCTCGTATCTGCTTGACGATTACATGAACCGCCTTGCCCCGTGTCTCACAGATACTAGAGGCAATGGCACCCTCAAGTTTCTCATCAACGGTGACCTCAACCTTGACGAACCTGTCCAAGGTTGCGCCGTTGATACGGTTAGTACCAGCGAACTCAACGCTACCGCCCTGACCGTAAGTGTTACCCGTCACGATGACCCTGAAGTCAGCGTGTCGTGTCACTCGTTCACCGTTCGGGAAGTCGTAGTAACCCTGAGCGAGTAGCAAGTTCAAGTTCGTGCCAAGCGAGGCGTGACCCGTATCAAACTCGTCAATCAAGAACACACCGCCATGCTTGAACAAGTCGTACACCGCACCCGTCACAAAGTCACCCGTCACAGGTGACAAGAACCCGAACACCTCATGCCGTTGCGGAAGAGCGTCAGCCTGCAGGCACAGTATCTTCCTCGCACCTAGGGCAGTGGCGATTGTCTCGGCGAGACTTGTCTTGCCGACACCAGCACCACCCGTCAAGAACACAGGCACACCAGCATGAACCCAAGGCAACACCTCGGCGAAACACTGATGAACCAGCCCATCAACGACAGGTCTAGGAACATTGTCCACGACTACCTGCACAGGCTTGGCGATATGTTTCGCAACCTCGGCGGTGACGATGGTGCGAACCTTGTTGTAGTCAACCTCACCAGCACCGCCCAACAACTTGCGCAACTGCTTGAGAACATCGTCCTCGGAAGTTTCTACAGATACTTTCGGTTCGTCGTCCCAATCCTCAGGGTTACCGTCAAAGGGAACGGTGTCATCAGTCGGCACACCGTTGACCTTGTTGATGACCTTGGCAACGATAACCTCGGTCGGAACTTTCGCCCAAGTCCCTGCACCAAGAACACGGAACGCAATCTTGACAACCTCAGGACGGAACGAGATAAGACCAAGTTGCACCCGTTCACCGTCATCAGTGACCGCAAAATAGTTGTCGTCCTCACGGACGACGGTAACAAAATTTCTTGCTTTCATGGCTATGCCTTTCGGTTGGTTTGTATCTACAGAAACATTTTGTTCCTGTCGTGGACATTCAGGGTACTGCTCCCCTGCCATGACAATCAAGTCATGTCCGCACTTGCGACTGCCCTGCCTTGCCTTGCTCAGACCTCCGTAGTTTCTGCGTAGTACGCCTTGAGGACGAGTTCCCAAATGTCGTCCTTGTTCAATCCCTCGGCGACTGCACGCTTGACTAGTCGGCGTGCCACTGTGTCAAGAGTCTCAGGGGTACGGTCACCCTTGTCGTCGGGGTCTTTTCCTGTCGCAATTAGGTACTGAGGGTACAGGGCGATTAGTTGACCCTTGTCGTCGTACTGACTGAGAGCAACCTGCAGGGCTTCGTCACACTGCTCGGCGGTTGGGCGTTGACCCGTCGTCACGATGTCCTTGAGGTGGAATTCAAGAACCGTGACGGCTCGTGAAATTTGTGACTTTTGCAAACCGCCGACATATTTCTTGGTGGCTTCGTCGTAGACACCGCCACTGAGAATTTGCAGGTCAACTGCTCGGTTGCCCTTGGGCGACTTGCCGTTCTCGTCACGGTTGGCAATAACTCTCGCCCCTGCCAAACAATAGGACTCTAGGGTGACCTCAGTGAGGTTGCCCGTCGCCTTGGTCAAGTCTTGAAACGCTTTTAGTAGTGCCTTGTCTGAGTTCAAATTCTTCTCGGTGATGTTCATGGCTTTCTTCTTTCTGTTTGTGTCTGCAGAAACTTTTGTCTCTGTCGTGGACAAGTTGGATTGAACCGTAGCACCATTAAGTGCCTTGCCCCCGTTCATGTATTAACCATAGAACTGATGGTATCGCTCTAATCCTTGCGATGGGCTTGAGTAGTGAAATGGATATGGGAACTATGTCCCCGAAACTATTTTGCATTGACCGTTATTCCGTTCTGATATTTACGCCGTAACAATTTCTTGTTACGGGTTCACACTGTCACCCGTTGCTAGTCGGGAAGAACGCTAGAGGACTGTCTCTGCTTGCTCGGCAATTCTGCGTGAACCGTTGACCGTATGTCGCTAAGGGGGCGGACGGTATGACCCCCGTCCCTAGGTTCGCCGTTGTCAATGGCTTGAACTCTGCACCTAGGAACCGCTTAACCACTTGACCGAAATTGCTCGCCGTGACCGACTGCCTAACTCTGAGTGGCTAACAAGGTGATATGTGACCTTGCCCTAGGAACTGTAATCGCCCGAATGGTCAATGTCAACGATTGAAACGAACATTTCTTGGTGTGAAATTTGTCACACCCCTAGAACCCTGATGATGTGACCTCCGTCACACTGCCCTCTAATAGATATAATGAATAGAAACATCTGCAGAAAATTTCCGCCTCAGAAAGTGCCATCTAGCAGGACTTATCGTATCTAGAACAAACATATGTTCCCCTCTAGAAACGATTATCCACAGGGGTCACCTCACTACGGGTCATAATCGGGGGTCAAAACCCTCCTAGAGCATTGTGAGACATATCAGTAGAGTCTACAATTCATAGTTATCCACAGACAATATCCACAACCTGTGGACAATCATATGAATGAATAATTATGCAAAACAACTATAAGAAATTATAGTCGCCACTATAAAAAGTTATAGCACCCAGCCGACCAGCCTGCCCGAAAAGTAGACCACACAATAGTAGACCCTACACTTAACGACCCGATATGTTTCTATAGAAACTTATAGTTGACCAGCCACAATAGTTGCACACTACAATAGTTGCAGACTACAACCAAATAGAATGGATTGCGCCCGAACCAACAAGAGGGGTACTATGGGGGGGTGGGCTATGTTGTGTGTATGGGACTCATATAACCCATAACCGTAGGATACCCCTAGGACGGTTTGGTTGTCCGCGACCCCCCACCCCTTGAAATCGTTAGGAGTCCCTGCGTGGGATACTAAAAACTACTAGAAACTGCGGTATAGATTGACTGTAAACTGTCGGATTGCTACCATTTAGTTTTGTCAGCCCAGTATGCGGCTGACATCTTGCCTTTGGCGATGTTGGTGGCATGGCGGGCTTTGAATGATTCTCGTCGGGCTTTGTAGGATGCGGACTCTCCTGCTTTGGCTGGTGAGCCGCTGACACCTTGTTGACCAAACCTAATGAGTTTGGTTTGGTCGCCTTGTTTGGCTAGGACTGCATGGGATTTGGTGGGGTGTGATGGTGTGCGCTTAGGCGCATTGTATCCGCTAAAGGTTTCTTTGCCACGCTTAATAGATGCCATTACTTCTTCTTTGGCTTTGCCTTCGCCTTAGGACCGTACTCCATTTTCTTTTCCATTTTGGATTCAGAACCTTCATGCTTCTTAGCCGCTTTCTTAGCGGCAGCCATTCCAGCCTTGGTGTATGGAAACTTTTTACCTTCAACGATTGGCATAACTACATCCTTTGCTGTTTCAACTGTCCACGAACACTTGACGAATGGTAACATACCACTGCGTTATATGTTACCATTCTATATGTAACAAGATACTAAGTTACTAGTACCCCCCTATAATCCCCCCACCGTTCTTTTTGAAGAACGGTACAACACTAGTATGGCACAAGAAATCAGCGAGGACAACACCCCCCTATTGGACTCGCGCCAAACACAATACATAGAATGGCTAGTAACCCCATCGCCTGAAAGAGTACCCCGTACTCAAGGCGAGTTCGCTAAGCATATTGGTGTTGACCCTACTACCCTTAGGCGATGGGAAAAGAAATCTGCGTTTAAGAAAGAGTGGGATTCTCGCGTAAACGAAATTCAGGGTTCACCTGAGCGTACTCAAAAACTTCTTGATGCGTTATATGGTAAGGCTTTGGAAGGAGACAACCGTGCTGCTCAGTTATATTTGCAAGCCACTAATCGGCTCGCTCCCCCTACTGTCACTGTCCAAGGAAGTTCTGCTAGTGAATTGTCCGATAGTGATTTGGATAAGTTGCTTGCTAGTATGGTTAGCCGTGAGCAGTCAAAGAGATTGCGTGTCGTCTAATAAAACGAACGAATGTCCTATTTGTGGGGACGAATATCCAACCACCCTTGGTGGTTGTCCTTGGTGTCTACTAGAAAAATCTAAAACAAAGGAATATGACGATGAGTATTAGCAACTACGGTGAACTAGCATTATTGAATACGCTACGCGGAACTTCGTATTCCGCTGCTGGCTCGTATGTGAAACTGCATTTGGGCGATAGTGGTGAGGATGGTACGGCTAATGCGGCGGCTAATACTTCACGCCAATCCATTACCTTCTCAGCGGCTTCTGCTGGGGCTATGGCAACCTCTAGTGGGGCAACATGGACAAATGTGTCTACTACGGAAACTTATACGCATTGGTCGTTGTGGGATGCTGCTACTGCTGGTAACTGTTTGTGGACTGGTGCATTGTCCGCTAGTGCCGCTGTTGTTGCTGGTGACACTTTCCAAATCACATCATTAACTCTGACACTAGACTGAGGTAACGCCTAATGGCAACTAGTTTCCCTACAGGTCTTGATGCTTTGACGAACCCTACGGGGTCGTCGTCTTTGACATCTCCTGACCATGCTGGTCAGCATACTGACGCTAACGATGCTATTGAGTCCCTTCAAGCCAAAGTTGGTATTAATGGTTCGGCGGTGACTTCATCGTTGGATTATAAGATTGCGAATATACCTGCTACTAGCATTACTAGTGGCACATTAAATAATTCTAGGTTGCCTGCGGCGGCAACAAACATTACTAGTGTTGGTACTTTAAGTGCATTGACTGTTACCAATGCTACTACTAGTGGCTCATTCATTCAGGGTACGGATTACCTTAGCCCGTATCAGGGTTTCCGTAATGCAATTATTAACGGTGATTTCAGAATTAATCAACGAATTTTTACTAGCAGTACAACATCATTGACTTACGGTTTTGATAGATGGTTTTTAGAAACATTAGGTGGTACAACCACCATGTCGGCACAAACTTTTACTGTTGGTTCTCCTGCTGCAACAGGTTTTGAGTCTGCAAACTTTTGTCGGATGGTTACTTCGGGTCAATCAGGTGTAAATGATTATTCAATTCTTGAACAAAGAATTGAGGATGTCCGCACTTTTGCCAATAGTACGGTTACTGTTTCTTTTTGGGCTAAAGCCGCTAGTGGCACACCTAAAATGTCTGTTGAGTTCATGCAGAATTTTGGTACTGGTGGCTCAGCGTCAGTTTTTACTTATGTAGGTCAACCAACTTTAAGTACAAGTTGGGCAAGATTTTCGGTTACTGTTACATTGCCTAATATAAATGGTAAAACTATTGGTACAAGTCCATATTTGCAACTTGCGTTGTGGTGTTCGGGTGGGTCAACATATAACTCTCGCATTAACACTCTTGGTTTGCAAAGCAATACTTTTGATATTTGGGGTGTTCAGGTTGAGCGTGGGTCTGTTGCTACACCTTTTGAACAGCGACCTATTAGTACGGAACTAGCGTTATGCCAACGGTATTACGAAAAATCGTATGCACAAGCAACATCTATTGGCACTATTACTAGTGCTGGTGCTGCTGGAACTTGCGCTTTCACAACAACATCAGGAAAAACATTTATGCCAGTAAATATGAAAGTTACCAAACGAGCCACACCAACAGTAACAGTGTATTCATCGGCTGATGGTTCAAGCGGTTCTATGTTTGAAATTGGTTTTGGCAACAGGTCGGCTGCAGCAGGAAACTTAAATGACACTTCGTTTGTTATTTATAACACGGTCGTACTTGCTACAGCATTAGATGAAGTTCAAGCCCACTGGGTTGCATCAGCAGAGTTATGACATGAAAATATTTTATCTCAACCTAATAAATAACGAAACAATTATAATGGCAGAAAATAATATTGTTTCATGTGTTCCTATAGATGAAGCCAACTCTGACTATCAGCAATATCTAGCATGGCTAAGTCTAGGTAACACCCCCGAAGAATGGTTACTCAATAAGAACGAAAGCATATAATTATGGCAACAAACTTTCCTACATCACTAGATAGTTTAACCAACCCATCCTCAGGGCAAACATTAAATTCCCCTAGCCATAGTGCGCAACAC